CTCGCTGTTGGTGGCACCGCCCACCGACGCATTGATCGCTGCCGGCCTATAGCCGCTGGTGAGGATGATGCTCTTGCCGCCAAACCGTTGCCGCACCCGTTCGAGGAACGCCGCCAGCTCTGCTGCAGTATTCACCTGATACTGATGCCGGAATCGACGCGCCTCTTGATCGAGCGCGAACTCACCCAGGCGGATGTGCGGGGTGATCCGTGCGCTGAACGATGAGTCAGGCGTCAGCCTGGCCGGTTCCTGCTGCACCTTCGGCCGATGGTCACCCCACAGCTCGCCTTCTGCTTTACGGCGCCGGAGCAGGCCTGCCTCGACGTTGCTGCCAGGGTTCCTGTACAACTCCATGGCCTTCGGCACTTGATCCCATGCTTGCTCGCGCAGCACCTTGCTGATCGTCTCAAAGCCAGGCGTGCCGTAGAAGCCAGCGCCGAGGTTGTAGGCAAAGCTCACCAGCGCCGATCGCTGGTTGTCGTCCATCACCTTCCAGTGCGGGATGGTGCTGGCCAGCTTGTCGGCAATACGATCCACCTCAAGCCGCAGCATCATGTCGGCCTCGATCATGGTGATCTTGTCGCCACGCTTCACCGGCACGCCACCGCTATAGCGGGTGGTGCCATAGCCGATCGTCCATGGATCGCCACCGCTGAGCGGATCGGGATAGGCGGAAAGATGCACACCCTCGAACTGCTTGATCAGGTTGATGCCAGCCGATAGATCGATTTGCTTTCCATCCTGCGACCAGGCCTCAAACCACGGCCGATCACGCCGCATCGCCTGCTGATAGCCATTGGCAGCAAGATCTTGCTCGAGCAGGCTGATCGCCGCGGCCTGATGCGGGAGTCCCTTGTAGTACCGAAACAGAGCCTGCAGTGTGATCGGTGCCGTGTTGGCCATGTCAGCGGCGCTTAGGGAACATGATGCGCAGCGCTTGGAGGATGAGCTGGACCCAGCTATTGGACTTCAGCGGGGAGACGGCGATGATCTCGGAGCCAGCGGCCACGATGATCGCGATGATCGCAATGGTTTCAGGTGACATAACAGTAGTGCCTGAATCCCTAACTTACTGCTGAAGCTCAAGCGCGCGCACGCGCTTGTCTAGATCGGATAGTTCGTTGCGTGCGTCGATCTTCAGTTCTTCGATCGATTTGGCCATCTGCACCACCGTGGCCTCGATCCGTGCGGACTGGATCTGCATCGAGATCAGCAGGCCGCCGATAGCGATCATGCCAGTAGCTAAGACGGTGGGCAGCGAGGCGGAGAAGACGCCACCTACGCTCTGTGGTTCTTCAGCCATTGCCGCGGCTTCCATCCCATCCATCGTAGCGATCGAACGGGTCCGGCCTCCCCTGCAGGATGACTACCGCACGGCGATAGTAATGATTATCCGTTTTCCCGACACGCTCGAGGTGGTCGCGAATCTTGCGCCAATTCTCGAGCGTATCGCGATCCATCAGCGGCCTTGCCCCCTTAGTGGCTTACGGCCGCGGCGCCGCGGGCGGGACTGCTGTCCATACCCCTGGCGCGTGGTCTTCGGTGGTCCCGGTTGATGCTCGATGCGAGCGGTGCCGGTCTTAGAGCGGACAGCCATTACTCAGCTACCTCATCTTCAACAACAGGCACGGGGGCGTAAGGATCCACGGGCCAAGCGGGGTAATCGGCGCCAGTGATGTAGGCAGCCAGTGCGTCGGTGTCGGCGGTTTGACCGATTTCGTAGACCTTGCTGCCAGCGGCCAAGCGGATCTCTTCGCGCCACGTCTTCAGCACCGGATCGGCGGCTTTGCCGTTATCAGCCTCGCGAATGATGATCCAGTCGGTGGGCGACAGCAGGCTGTTGGCGGTTTGTCGTGTAGCGGCGGTCCACTGCTCGACAAGTTGGGCATGATCCTTAGGGATCAGATGGCCTTCGGCGTCGTAGCCCCAGTAAAAGCGTTGGTCGTACTGCGGGGGGTCAGGCACTTCGGTGATGCCGATGGCAGCCTTTTCCTCGGCGGTCGAGAGGCGCAGCCAGTTGGCGGGGTACTTATTACCCTTGGCGTCGGTGAAGGGGGTGTCAACCGCAAGAGGCTGACCATCGAGCAGGAAGGCCATTGTTAGCTCCGGTGAGGGTGTGCCCGTTTCATAGGTCAGCGGGCGAGGGAATACTTAAACGGGGCTTCCGCGAAGGCAGCGAAGATCCAAGTAGCTCCATTTGAGTTATACCCCGCACCACGCAACTTAAATCCATTTGACAAGAAGTCCATTGGAGCGCCCGCTGCACCAGATTCAGCATTGTTTAAATCTGCATACAGTTCTGTATCAACTGCGTTGTATGTAGCCCTTGCCGTATCTCTCAACATCCAGTTGCTTGTTGAGTCAGTGCGTTTCATTAACAGGAACCGTGGCCTAAACCCACAGAACACAAAAGGACCATCGCTGGACCCGTTGCCCGTATAAGAGCCAAATTTGCTGAAATTCGCGACTTCGGACCACAGGTAGGCGACGAAAGTGTCACTACTGCCATTTATGCCAGCGCCAAGATAGTAGCTGACATAAAAATTCGAAGACGTAGGAGCAGTATTGCCCCATGCGTAGCTATAGCCCGTATACGCAGCTGCTGTTTCATTAAGTCTAAGAAAAGATGTGGTAGGAGTAGCAAGAGCTGAGTGATACACCTGCCATGTTGCCCAAGAGTTCGTTCCCGAAGTTCGGCATTTGACAATCATCATGCTGGGAGCAACTCCCAAGCTGTGTGCAATGGCTCGGCCAGTAGTGCCATCCCCCGTATAGGTCACAATGTCAAACCCCGGCGTGGCGCTTTCGTCCCAGCACCAGGCGACGTAACCGCTGCCGTTGTTGTTCCACTCACTCGTTGCCGAGCCTCCTGTAGTGGTTGCTGCGACAGTAAATCCGTCAGATGTAAACGCCCTAAACCAGTTGTTGGCTGTGTTGGTGTTTTCGGCTGCAGTGCTATTGCTCTGAAGATACGCTGTTGTTCCGCGCACTTGATCCTGTAACACATGGCCAGCACCAGCCACTTCACGGTTCTTGATCCACACCAAGTCAGGCGAAAATCCAAGGCCGGTAACGGTCAGAGTTCCGTTGTTGCCGGTGTATAGCTTAGTGTCGAAATAGTTCCCCGGCTTCTTAATCGACGGCTCGGGCAGGTTCTGCGTGTTCAGCGCACTAAAGCCAGCTGGCACAGTATAACTAAAGGGGCGTTGGCCGAAATTAAAGATTGCAGTAACTCCTAAGCTGCCACTGCCGTCTGCAATCATTGGAAAAACGGTTACAGTCGACCAGCTAGAAAAAGAAATTGATCCTTGGCTTGAGTTGTTTTTATAGAAAGTTACGGTATTGCCTCCAATATCACATGCAATTCCGATGACATCATTATCTGTATATGATGCCCCATAGCTTGTAGATGCGCCGTTTACTACTTTGGTTCCATCGTTATAGTATTCAACGTTTGTGTCGCGAAGGGTATTTGCAATTCCTATGCGACAAGCAGCTGAGCCTATTGAAGTTGGTGTAACTTCCCAGTACCATTTACCGCTTTGAGGCATTGCAAATGTGCCTAAAGTTAAGCCTCCTCCGGTAGTTCCTGTATTAACATCTAGATTTCCATTTGATAATGTTGCAACTGAGCTGCTGCTTAAAGGATTCAACGTGCAGTAATTCCCCCTGCCATTGCCGCCATCGGCGTAGGGCGTTGGGGTGTCGATCAGGCTGTCGTTGCCCGCGCCAGCGGTGACGCTGAAGTTGTTGGGCGTCCAGTTGTTGCCGTTGCCGCTGCTGTCCTTGCCCAGCGTGGTGCTGGTGGTGCCGCTGTTGTCCGAGAAGTTGAGGTAGAAGCCGTTGGTGCCGTAGGTGCCGGTGTACTTCTTCGGCTTCCAGACGCCGGTGATGGTGTCGGTCTCGCCAAAGCTGCTGGGGGTCAGGGCTTGGCCGTCGATGAAGTTGATCTCGGTGAGGAGGCCGTTGAGACAATATCCAGCGTCAGATCTTCGACCCAAAGACTGCGCGTAGCTGTTGTTCCAATAAGTGCCTTCGCCAGAAGTAATGGTGCCATAGTTATTGGTTGTCGACTGCCTTGCGCCATTTACATAAATAATAGCCCGATCGGCTACCGTTGCGTTATCTGAGTCCCAGACAAATACAATGTGATACCATGCGCTGCAGTCTCTAAATACGCCGACAGTATCAACACTGGTATCAACTCCAGCCAAGAGATTGTAAAACAGAATCCTGTCATCATTCCAAAAATGAAGCGTGCTCCAATTCGCGCTGTTGAGGTATCCATCAAAGATGCCCTGATATGTCCCCAACCCGGATCGTTTAACCCAACCGCTCCATGTCCACTTTTTAACGTTTGTTGGTGTTCCTGCAGTCCTATTGAGGTACGCCGAATCCGCCGAGTTGAACCGCAGGCTGCGTTCAATCTTGTAACCTTGCTCGCCACCAAGCATCAAGGCGTGGACGTTGCCGGGGACTGTCATCAGAGCGGTCCGATGTTGGTCAGCAGTTGCGCCGCAATACTACTGGTGGTCCTCACCGAATACACCAGCACATCAACAGCGTTGGCAGCCGTGGTCAGCGTTGGCGTGGTGCCACCCACAAAGTCCCACTGCGTCCCATACGCCAAGGTGCGTGAACCAGTGGAATCCTGTGCAATGAAGATGGCGCCTGATTGGCCGGCGGTCAGGTTGGTCGGGTTGGCCAGCGTGTTGGTGGAGTTGGCGTTTAGCGTCAGGCTCACGTTGTTGGCGGTCGCCATGTCCAGCGTGATGGTGCCGCTTTGGTTGCCAAGCGCCGAAATGCTGCCCCGCTGTGCTGCACTAAAGGTCTGCGCTAGTCCCAGCAACGGGACCGTACCAGTGGCATCTGGGAAGGTGATGGTGCGATCTGCCGTTGGATCGGTAACCGCCAGCGTGGTTTCGTTGCCATCAGCGGTGCTGCCCTCAAACACCAACGAACCAGCGGAGCCGATCTCAAGGGCGCCGGTGATGGTGCCGCCGGAACTGAGCAATGGCGACGCCCAGCTCAGCGTTCCGCTGCCATTGGTTACCAGCGTCTGATTGGAGCTGCCGTCAGCATTTGGTAGCGTCCATGTGACGTTGCTAGCGACGGTTGACGGGGCTTGAAATGCCAGCCAGTTGCTACTGTCAGAGTCGGCAAAGCGCAGATCGCCCTGTGCGTTCAGGGTGATGTTGCCGTTGAAGGTCTTGCTGCCAAACTCACCATCGAGCTCAAGCAGTTCCACCCATGCCGAGTTAGCCGCATTGCGGATCTTGAGTAGGCCGGTGGTTGTATCTGCCCAGAGCTGGAAAGCGTAGGTGGTTGCCGGCTCGGTCGCGCCGCTGTTGTTCGTGACGATCGCACCGAGGGCGCCGTTGATGTCGGATCTAACAGCCGCACCAGTGCCGTTGGCTATGACGTAATCGTGCTGAGCCACGAATCAAGCGCCCACTAATAGACCGAGTTTAGCCTTGCCGTCCATATCCGGTTGCACTCCATGTGAAGTTGCGGGTGACGGGACTACCGCCAGAGTTGTAGAAGCTGATCTGGAAGCCGGTGCCAGTCACGTTGGAGATTTGGAAGTAGTCGCCAGCCTGCAGGTTTTGTGCCGTGACACCCACGCTGGGCAGATAGGCGTTCAGGCCGCCGATGCTGGCCGTACCAGTGAAGAAGGGGTAGGGGAACGTCACGGCGGTATTGGTGGTGCCGCTCACTGCAGCGTTGCTCTGCTCGGTCCGGCGTTGGACGGTGGCGAGGTAGCCCAGTTCATCCACGAGGATGTTTTCGGCAACGTCGTTGCTGGTCAGGGTGGTGCGGAACTGGAAGCCACGGCCACGGAAGGTGCCATTGACGAACGGCTGCCATGCGCCCCAGGTCGGACTGCTGCTGGGATTGTCGGTGGTGCTGCGGAGTTCGAGGATGGCGTTCACCGAGTCGATCACACCGCCGTCCCAATCGCTCCAAGTGTCTACCTCGCCTAAACGGCTGTCGATCAGGTCGCTGGGGAAATAGCCACGGGTGACGAAGTAGCGGCTGAAGTCGATGGAGAAGGTGTTGCCGAAGTCAACGGTGGCGGCGAAGTTGTAGGTGCCAGATGATTGAACGTCGCCCATCACGTCAAAAGTCACCAACGCATCAACATTCAGCACATCGTCCAGCAGTTCAGAACCGTCCAGCGTCAGGGCGTCAAACTCATCGCTATAGAAGACGTTGGTGCGCGTGCCTTGGAAAGGCGGTGAATCCTGATCTTCGCGCCGGTTGATCAGCGTGAGGGGTGCCAGCGTGTCGGGCAGGTCGATGATGATGCTGGTTTCGCTGGCGCTTTGGCGGCCGCCGTCATCCTCGAACTTGGCCAGCACCTCGCCTTCCACCAACGGGATGATTGCCTCAGTGGCGCTGCCCGATTTGGCGGGGATCAAGTCAACGCTGTTGCTCCAACTTGCGCTGCCATCCGTCAGGTTGCTGTGGCGGATGTGGATTTTGCCGCCAACCTTTACGTCGAGGTCTACGGTTTCGTCCCAGCGCAGGCGGCCTGAGTTGGCGTTGATCGCCTCGAAACTGAGGTTCTGAACGTTGCCGGGAACAGCGGTTTTGCCGATCGCCGCAAAGTTCAACGAAGCCGGCGATGTGCTTGGTGTGCGCGCACCGTTGAGCGTATAGACCCGGATTTCGTAGGTCTGCGCAGTGGTGTCGAGGATCTCGTAATCAGTCTGCGGGACATTGACGGTTGTCCAGTTGCCGTTCAGTGGACGCCATTGCACCTGATACTCAGATGCTCCGACCACAGCACCCCAGCTCACAATCAACTTGACCCGTGCTTGGCCGTTGCTTTCGTAAATGGTCTCCGATGCGGAGAGGTTGCTTGGCGCTGGCTTCGGTTCGTTGAGCTTGGTGATAGCACGAGCCTCGAGCTTGAAGCCGCGCTCGACGTAGTTGTATTTGCTGGCGTTGTACGCGATCGCGGTGACTTCGTACTGAACGCGATCAATCTCGCTGACGGTCAGCACGCGCCAAGTGCTGGTCTCGATTGTGCTGTTGCTCAGCACCCAGATGCTATTTGCGTTGGGTGCGGCACTGAACGCGGAGGCGACCGTGATATTCGCGCCAGCGATGCTGCTGATCGCCTTGGTCTCGACGGTGCCATCAGGCAGGATCACCGATAGCGTCGCGCTGCCGGTGGTGACCAGATCGGTCTCGGCGGTGTCGTCGACCGTGATCACGGTGGTGGTTGCTGATGCGATGCGACCACCACGGCGCACACCAGCCTTCACCGAATCGGCGATCTCGATCACCTGCCCTGGCCTGACGACCACGCCAGCATCCACGGAAGTTCTGAAGGAAACCACCTCGGTCTCGTACTGCTCGGTATAGAGCAGCCACTCGCCGAGGCGGGCAGCTTGCCCGCGGCTGGTGCAGGCGAAGGCCTTGATGTTGGTGGTGATGACGCCATACTTCGCGATGGCGTCCTTGTCCTCCACCACTTCGTAGGCAACGTCCTGCGTCTCGAGATCGAGGTAGCTGATAATCGCGACCGTGTGCCTGGTCTTTAGATCAGAGCCGGTGTAGGTAAAGCCATCAGCACTGACATTGGCCAGTGTGAATAGGTAGCTGGCATCGGCCGGCTTGTCTTGGCTGATCGTCAGGCTGCCGGTGCTCCAGTACGGCATCACCCGCATTACGGAGCACAGATCGTTGATCAGCTTGTAGGCCTCCTCCTGATTCTGGATCAGGGCATTGCAGGAGAAGCGTGGCTCAGTGCCTCCGAAACCGTCGTCGACGCTGGTCGATGCGTACTGGCTGGCGGAATAGAAGGCGAACTTGTCGAGTTGGCTAGCGGTGATGTGATCGCCCAATCCCCAGCGGGTGTTCGTGAGCAGCGCGTAGAGAATCCAAGCTGGATCTGAACTCCAGACCGCAGCGCCGAAGGTGCCATCCCATGCGCCGGCATAGCTGATGGCGCCGGTGGTTTGGTTCACAGTCCCGTTGCTTGGGATTTGCACCTTCATCCCGCGGACGCGATAGGTGCGGCTGGGGATGCTGCTGAACTGCTCAGCATCCAGGCGCATCGCGACCAGGGCGCTGTTGGGATAGCGCAGCTTCTGCTCAGTGATCTCGGTGTAGCTCGACCAGTAGAAATCGTTGAGCAGGTTGGTGTCGACGCTATCGGCGGTGACGCGCACCACGCGCACATCAACCGGGAACGCCCCGGTGAAGCTCACCTTGTAATCCTTCTGATATTGATCAGCGGTGCGGCCGGCGATCGTGTCATCGATCACGGTGGTGTAGCCGCCACCGTTGTATTGCACTTGGATCCGCAGATTCAAGTTAGTGCCTCTTACATCACCCTCATCGGTGTATTGCTCAAGCCGCGGCACCGTGATGGTGACCCGAACGGCGTCGACTGTGGTATCGGTGATGGTGCGTGTGATCGGCGTGGCTTGCTCGACCTTTACCTGAACGCTGCTTTCTCGTTCAATATCGGAGAAGCCGGGGATGTAGGTCTGCGCCTGCGTGCCATACCTTGTCTGCAGGGTGACGTTCTGGAAGTTGTAGTCGGCCGTCTGCGGATTTGTCGCATCAGCGCCTTGGCGCAAGATCTGCGTGCCGTTCAGGAATACATCTTTAAGGAGTGCCCTGTTGTAGTCAGCGCTGTCGCGTGCATAAGCCGCGGCCGATGGGAAACCTTCGATCTCGCCTTCACTTAGCAAGTCGACGAACGTCGCATATTGCTTCGAGGCCAGCGTGTCTGGATCACGAACTGGCGTCCGAGTTGGCGCGACAACAGTCTGCTGAACGACGGTTGTACCACCGCCGCCTCCGCCACCACCACCTGCGCCACGGATCAGTTCGCTCATGCTTCTATCTGCACGGTGTCGATACCGGCCGAGATCACCACGGAGCCGCAGATCACTTCACCGAACGCTAGGGGCAGCGGCACACCTGCCCGGCTGGTGTTCTGAATCCCGCTGAAGCTGTAGGACTTTTGCGGATCCATCTCGGTGTTGGTGGTGCCCTGTGGTCCGCTGTAGGTGCTGGATGCTGCCAGCGTTGGCGTTGGCGTCAGCGCCTGCGAGATGCCGCCCAGGATCAGAGCACCACCGAGCAGACCGATCTTGGTGACGGTGGCACCAGCAAGGCCAAGGCCAAGGCCAGGGATAAAGATCGCTGCAGCGACCAGCGCAACACCAGCAAGGATCTGCCCCACACCACCACCAGCACCGCCGATCACCGGAACGATCTTGATCGCATTGCTGCCAGCCGGACCATGCAGCTCCTCCATTCCTACGGCATGATCACCGACGATCACGCGATAGTGGCGCGCCTCTTGGCACATGTGCCGCTCGACCTGCGGATAGTTGGCCAGCAGGAATCGAATCGCCTCTGCTGCACTATCAACGGCCGCCATGAACTTGCGCCGTCCGAGGAACTTGGCCAGCTGCCCATACACTCGGATCTCGCGCAGCATGGCAGTTCTCAGCCTTCGGTCAGTTTATCGGCGTCGCGATGGCGAAGTCTACGGCCGGTGCAATTTTGCAACCAGCCACCGTACAGATCACGACTCGAGAGGCGCCCGCGCAGATGGTGCAGCACCAACTGATCACCGATATAGACACCGCAGTGGTTGAGGCCGCGGCCTTCAATGTTCATCAGCAGGCCGTCGCCAAACTGCAGCGGCTCCTCCTCCGGCAGTTGATAGAAGCCAGCATCCTTCCAGAAGCCATCGAATAGCGGCTGCGACTCAAAATCTGCATGGGTAGCCGGTCGATCCCAATCCGGCAGATCGATGCCGTGCTCGCCGTACCAGTCACGCACCAGCGTCCAGCAGTCGCTCACATCCCACACCCAGCTCCGACCAATCAGTGGTGCCTTGTAGCCAGTGGGATGCGTTTCAGACCAGGCTTCGGTCTTCGGGTTGACGATGTACCACGGCAGGCCGGTGGCCTCGATGCTGATCAGGTCCGGCTGGCTGGGCGCCGGCGGTGTGACCGGATGGCTATGGAAGATGGCCACCACCTCGCCAGCATCCTCAGCAGTGGCGTAGTCCTCAGGAGAGAGGACAAATTGTGTGCCGTCTTGATCCAGATTGCTGCAAGGCCAATACCGACGACGGCCTTTGATAACGACCACCAAGCCGCAAGCCTCACGCGGATCTTCCTGCTTGGCGTGTTTGAGCGCGTCAGTTTTCCAGCTCATACGGTGTAGGCGCCGATGCCAGGGAAGCTGCCATAGGGCAGCTCGGAGGTCGCCCCGAACCGTAGCTTGCAACTGTTGAGGCGCTTGCCACATACATCAGCAGCCAATGTCGCGACCGAGTTGTCGTTCGCATCGAAGTAATTGCTGCCGGTGTAGCCGCACTCTGTCGAGCGGTAGACCCATTGGCAGATATTCGCGATGCACTGCCGTTTAGGCGCCCGCACACCTACCAAGTCAAACGCCGCGGCCAGCTCGAACTCCACTATCTGCCGGCTCTCGGATGATTTGCGCGCGATTTTGTAGACTTCCCGTGGGAACTCAGCCGTTGGATCCGGTGTGCCGTAGGGGTTGGTTCCGCCGGTGAAGTTGGCGCCATCGATGTAGCGCGCCATCGTGCGGATCCTGGTCAGCGTTGCCCCTGTCAGATCATTGCCAGCGGTGGTGCCATTGACTGTGGCCAAGATTGCCGAGATTGTGCCAAGGATATTGCTCACCTTGATCTTCGGCCGCGGCAGGCTACCAGTGCCGGTGTACTCAAATCCCTCTGCCTCGACCGGAAACCGCTGGTAGCTGTTGCTATTCCAGACCAGTTCACCGTTGGCGTTCATATTGCTGCCAGCGTGGAAGCGGTAGATCGTGTTGCTGCCATGCAGAGCGGTGACAAGCTGCAGCTCGAATAGCTCGATGATGCTGCTCGGCGCGATCTTTTGTAGCTCTGAGACGGGGATCGCCATGGCTACGGCTCGAACACCTCGATGAAGGTGGCGGTGATGTTGTTGAAGTTGCAGGAGCGCAGCGTGGTCTGCCACTCCCTGCAGATGTATTTGCCAGCAGTGCCGCGGGGTGGTGTCCAGTCAAAGCTCTCGACGCCAGCTCGGGCATCTAAGAAGGCCGTGATGTTGTCGCGCTCGGTGTCGGTGCGGTTTAGGAAGTTGAGCTGCCACTCCTTGCCATTGCGGTGCAGGCCGAAGCCGACGCGATGTTGGTAGCCATCACCTGCCTCGAAGGTGACCACCCTCGGCTTGCTGATTTCAGTGGCCTCGAAGCTGGGCGTGTAGGTGAAGGTGGCCATTAGTTGAGCAAGCCTCCTGGGCGCTTCTGGATCACGATCTCATTCTTGACGGCTTCGCTAATTGCCCGGCCGAACTCGGCGCCCTTGGCGTTATCACCTTGAACGCTGGTGCCGCTGGCGTCAACATTCACCACCACACTCACACCGCCGCCACCGTTGGCAGCCTGCACACCAAGGCGACCATCACGGCCACGGCGCAATGGCATGATCGCCTCAGGTCCGGCCTCACCCATCAGGCCGATGCCCTTGGCGAAGGGGAACATCGTCGGCTTGTCGACGATGCCGCCACGGGCGAACTTCTGGATGCCGTTCTGGGCGAAGACGTTG